TGAACTACTGCTAATCTGTAATGCAGATGCGGTTCCATCACCATCTTCTACATTTCTTAATGTTCCATCAACACCACTAGACGCTATCTTAAGCAGTAGTGGATAAGTTTCTGATATTGTTGCTCCTTTTAGTGTTGCCATATTATTTCTTTTGGTTTAGTTTTTTACGCATTATGCAATTCTTGTTACAGTTACATTACCAGTTTGTCCTACACCAGAATTTTGTCTTACTTGAACATCAGCCCCAGACAACTGAATGGTAAGGAAACTTGCAGTTTGTAAATCTGTTTGTCTATAATTACCATTTGCAGCAGAAAACATAGCAACAGCGTGATAATTGTTAGGACTATCACTTGCACTTATCCAAGCAGTTACAATCCAAGTTGCTCCTTTAGTATTTGATAAGCTAAATAAAGTTGTAAATGTTGCGTGGGACAATGAAGCAGAATAACTATTTGAGTAATGTACTGGTGCTTGAACATTACCATTAAATGTAGTGTTTAAAGCTTCATCAATGATAACTGCATCTGTCATTCCACTGGTTCTTCTTGTTCTAAATGTTAGCTTACCAGTTTCAGAACCATCAGCATTATCTACTATGTTAGCTCTTATTTCTGCATAGCTTATTTCCTCATCAGCATCATTATTGCCTTTATAAGCAGTAGTGTGTATTAATTGCCCATCTGTATTTCTATCACTTACAAATTCTATATAAGTATCTTCACCAGTATGAGCAAATACAGATAAAGCACCATTTCCTGCAATAGATAATGCCTTTGAAAGGTCATACCCACCACCACCAATACTATGACTTGTATGAAAGTTTAAGCCACCTTCATAGCCACCATTGGTAAATGACCTTATTTCTGCCATAGCGTATCTGGCAACACCTGCACCTAATTGGTGCGCCTTACCGAACTGGATGCTATCAAGTTCTGTGCCTGCACCTGTGCTTGTACTTTCAGAATCTAATCTTAGGCTTCCTTTTATTGTAACATTGGAAGCAGAGCTTGAAGAACTGCCACCTTGGGCTGAAAAATTAGTAGTACCATTTATACCTACATTACCATTACCATCAACCAAAAATCTATCCCCACCTGCTTGAGATATAAGAAAAGCAGGTTGTCCGCCATTATTATAAATTCTAAGACCTTTACCGCTTGCATTGTATGAAGTTATGTTTAAAGCATATTCAGTAGAATTAGTTTTAATCATAGCAGTTCCATATTCTGTTCCACTTGTAGGTACAGCTACATCACTTATGCTAAATAAATCAGCATCACCAGATGAGCCTTTGACTGCTAATTTTGATTCTGGACTAGCACCTATTCCCACACTTTGTGAGCTGTCTATGATGATGGCAGTAGTAGCGTTTCCACCAGTTCCACCAGTAGAAAAGGTTAGCGTTCCTCTTGGGTCTATTAAGATTCCACTACTTTCTTCTGATGAATTAAATCTATTTACATTACCAGAAGTGTCTATGTAAAAATTACTTCCTAATATCAAACCCATTCCAGAAGCAAACTTCCAAGGTTGTACAATAGCATCGCTTGTACTACTTGAATTTTGAAACTTAATACCTTCTGTTGCAGTTGTTGTGTCCGAAGGTTCAAAAGCCAAAGGTGTTTCTGGTGAGGTAACGCCAATACCTACGTTGCCACCATAAGTTATGGTCATTCTGGCATCTGTTAAATCAGCATTATCTGCACCAGTTCCACCTTCTAATGCGAAATGTAAATTACCTCTTGCATACGCATCTTTACCTTCATAAAAGATACCACCTTTGCTATAAGATGTTGTTCCATTATCACCAAATTGTATTCCAGAAAATCTACCATCAGCATCCACATCGCCTCTAATAGCTAATGCAGCTCCATTGTTTATCGTGGATACAATGTCTAAAGGATATGCAGGGCTTGCGGAACCAATACCCACTCGTGTTGTACTGAGAGATAGTGCGGTGTCAGTGCCTAGTCCATCTTCTATATATTTGGCTGAAGCATCTGCACCTACTCCTTCTGAAGTTATCTTCAGTAACTGCTTATAGGTTGATGCTATAGTTTGTCCTTCTAAAGATGCCATATTTATCTAATACTTTCCCATCTGTGATTTGTTGAATCGTAACTCGCTCTCAAGAAATTCCACTTCTTTGAAACTCTTGATAATAATTTTATTGCACCAAGCATTATTTGGCGTATCCATATATATTAGCCTGAGCATTTGCAGCTGAACCAGCTTTAGCTTGAATTTTAGTGTATTGAAAAAACGAAGTTCCTGATATCTGACCTACTGAGTTTATAGCTACAGTTACCTCAGGTGTCTCAGCATCAATCCAAGTGCTATTGTCATTGGATACTTGCACTTTACATACTACACTTGTCGAAGAAGTTGCAGCACATTGTATAATATAACTAAACAATCCCTGTCTTTGGGTATGTAAACTCGCACCACTAACATCAGCGTAAGTAGTGCTTGTACCACCAAAGCTTCCAGAACCTGTTAAAAAAGGAACATTGGCTGTAACGTCTCCGTCAACGGTTATACTTCCAGAACCATCTTGAATCGTTACTGTTCCATCAACTGTTATTGAGTTTCCACCATCATCAATAGAAATATTACCACCACCATCGTCTATGCTAATATTGCCACCGCCATCATCGATGCTAATTGTTCCTCCGCCGTCTGATATGGTTACGGTTGGAGTAGTAAGAACATCTACTTGCAGATGTCCACTTGAATCTGTTGTTAATTTTCTATTTGCTGATCCATCATTACCATAGACAAGAACATCGTCTGTAGAATTATCTAAATCAACTTCTACACTTACATCACCACCTTCTGTATTGAGAGTGACGTTATCTATATCAACTTTGAGCGCATCCTCTTCAGTATTTAAAACCTTATTTAATACCTCTTTTGCTTGATATTTTCCTGGGTTAGCCATAATAACTCCTATTTCCCTCCACCACCGTCTCTAAGACCATTATCGTAAATCTGCTGGCATAATCCTTCTAGGGCCGCCAGTCTTATCTCGTTTCTTCATACCAAATCTTCTTATAGCTTCGTTCCATTTATTTTCGTGAGTCTTAGCCATAGCCATCGCAATTGAAGATATATTTCCATCTGGTGATGTACCAGCTTTATCTTGGTATAATCTAAATTTTACATAGTCAACTAATGATGAGTGCATAGTATTATCTATATCTGGATTAGCATCTATACCAGTTGCCCCAGGTGTTCCACTAGCAGCATTTGGTTCTGCATAATAGTGAACCAAAACTCCATCAGTAACCGCTTCATCAATAGGTTTATAATCACCTAGTTTATGATGAACTGTATCTGTATCACTCCCATTTGTAGTAACAATTGCTAGGTTGTCTCCCTTAATAAACCAAGCAATAAAATCTTCTGGATTGTTGTAACTGCTAGCCATTAGTCTATATCCATTGTTTGTATTTCGTTATTCAATAATCTAGGAATCTTTACATAATCCCCACTTGAGTCCATAAAGTCAACTCTAAATACTTTATTAATATCCGCTCCACTTGCATCACCAATTGCATACCATTGTTGGTCTGCTACTGTAGTAGTCTTTGCATACTCTACTTTAGTATTATACTTACCAGCTTCAACCAACGCTTCGTTAATTAAACTGATCATATAAGTTTGTGGAGCATCAGGAAAAACCTCTCTCACTCTAGATAAAATTTCTTTAATAGTTAGTTTGTGTACAGCCATTTTTAATCCTTTAAATTACCACAAGTGTCCAAGATGCGGTTGTAGTTGGAGTGCTTACCGACCAAGAAGCTGTTGCTGTTACAGTTACAACTGTCATGATTTGTAGTCTCCTCTCATAATCTGAATACCTTTTTCGTAATCAGCTTGTAATTTTGCTTGTTGTTTTTCCATCCAAGAATATTCTGTACTATCTACAGCAAGCCTAGTTTGGATTTCCGTAGCATACCCTTGAGCTTCTGATAAAGAAGCATTAATTTGTTTTACTCTCATATCTCCAATAGAAGTCCATTCTGATAAATGCATTTGAGCTCTAGACAATTCTGTCTGTGCAATATTTAAAGCGGATGTAACTAATTCAATATCTTCGTTAGCCTGTGCTCCGAAAGCATCGGTTGTTGAGGATGGTTGATTACCATTAACAATATCTGATACTTTATCAACTGCATCTTTTACTCTTGTTAATTGAGAGTGAGCAGTTAAAAATGTAGTTTCATCTCCAAATACAGATTCTTGAGTGGACTCCATTTTGTCAAGAGAGGCTTCAGCAGCTTCTATTGCAGCTTTCATAGCCGTTAATGCTGTAGTAATATCAGTATTGCCAGACTTATCTGCCAAAGCTGCTTGTAAAGATTTAATAGATGCGTAAAGAACAACTAGGTATTCATATTCATCTGGAAATTCTATTATAGCACTATCACTGTTTGATACAGTATTAAATTGTAAAACTGCATACTTACAAGTTCCAGATGCTGGTAAGGCATTAACTTGATTGCCATTAGTATACCAAACTGGATCGTTAACTGTAGCTGCAAACATTTCTGAGCTATCAGTTGCTCTCGCAGCTAATCTTCTAGAAATCTTCCTACAAGGCTGGTCTATGGTTCCATCGTTTCTAGTCACCCAAAGAACTTCTCCACCTTCATGGCTAGCAGACTCAGAGCCAACGGCTGTGCTTGTAAAGCTTGATACCGTATGACCGTGTCTAGACATTTTAATACTCATAGGCATAGCGTTTGTTACCTCACGCCTACCTTCAGTTAGTAATTCATCTAACTGATTCTGAGTAACAGGTTGACCAGTGTCAATGGTTAATTTTGTTATTGCTTCAACTCTATCTTTAAAAGCCATTTATTAATATCTTCTTGATTTTTTATTAGTATTTTTCTTTTTATTTTTTTTGTTGCTTTTTGACTTCTTGCCGTACCCTTTTTTGCCGTACATCTTTTTTCCTTCCTCCAGTCATTGTTTGACTAGATACAGTTTTTAAGCCTTTTCCAAACCTAGGCATCCAAACCCCATTTCTGATTTCTCATTTTATTAATACTTTTATCCATATCCATAGAATTAAATTCTACGTCAGTTCTCATCCCTCTATCGGTTCTCATCCAAGAGTTTGTAGTAAACTTAGGAGCAGAAGCTCTTTTACCACAACCTCTGCAGTAAAACCAATTTTCTTTGTTTGGCTTATTACAATGCTGACAATTCATTATGAACCAGAAACTACCATAGTCATAACTCTTTCACCTCTCATTGGTGCGTGAGTTATTGATATTATCGCATTATCAGTAGAATCCAATCCAACAATGTAATCGTAAACATCTTTTGACAGATCGCCAGCTGAATTAGACTTGTCGCCTGGCTTTACTGAGTGAACAAAAACTTTTACATTTGTATTGCTAGAATTATAATTAGCCATTTCTTTTCCTTATGTTTAAAAATCTTTAGGATGTTTGGGGCTAAACCTTTATACGAATAGCCCCACAGTATCCAAAACTGTTAATCCTTATTTATTCGGATTATGAGATAGTGATATGCGCTGCATCGTGAGCAGTAGCTTTTGCATAGTAATAAGTACCATCGCAAACTAGCTCTACTGTATCACCAAGTTGTGCGCCACTAATAAATACAATCTCATCTACTGCTGATTCAGCTGAGCTTCCAGCACTGCCATCTGCTCCAACTGTCATACCAACAATAGTATCTTCTGCTGTATTATTAGCAATCGTTACCGCATTTGCCGCAACTTGACTTAGAACGAACTTAGCGTTCCAACCAGCGCCAGCATCTGCAGCTTTTGGTAGTGTAATTTCGTAGGCACTATCTTGCTCAACACCAAAACATTTACCAGAATCTTCTGATGATAATGTTTTAGCAGCATTGATAATTTCCCACTTCTTAGCTACATCACTTGCACCACTATTAGGGTTTAGATAATCAGTTAACATACATAACCTCCTTATACAGATTCAACTTCGTAAAGTGCGTGGCACTCTGGAAGTGTGACTTCAAGACCAGCTTCAGTGATAACCATATCCTTACGCAAGTCTTCGTCTGAGTTTTGTACATTTGTTATAATATGAGTGTCTCTATTTAGACCGTTTCCAACTAGTGGTCGGTATTGTAGTTTGCTCATATCAGCCATTAACATAAATCCAGAAGCTAAGCCTCTAAACAATGGCTCTTTTACCAAGTGCATTGTTCCATGAACAGTGTCGATAGTCATAATCTTGTGACCAAACTGACCATCACGCTCTTCAAAGTTATAGCGATTAACCATATTAGAACTAGAACCCATAGATGCATCCATAAATGCACCATCACCTAACTTGTTAAAGAAAGTGATTACAGGTAATGAAGCTAATACTAGCCTATCTGAAGAACCACCACGAGCTGGATCAAAGATAACTTCTAAGTCAGCAAGCAGTCTGTCGTAGGTAAGCTCACCTTGAGCTACACTACGATAGTAAGGTGCTCCAGAACTATAAGCGAAAGCGCTATCATCGGTTGTTGGGTTTGCATTTTTGATAATATGACCAGCCAAACCTTCAGTATACTGAACGCCTCCAACGCGAGCTTTTTGCCCAAATAACATAGCGCGCTCAATATCTACTTTATGCTCACGAAGTTTGGTTGCCCAAATTCTTTCAAACTCATTTGCATATCCACGATAGCGTGTTGCAATAGCTGTGTTTGATAGTTCGCAAGCAGTTTTGAAGATTTGAGTGTATCCAAAATCATCCTCAATTTCAGTTGAGAATGTATCTGGTGAAGCAGTCCCTTCGCCAAATGCAGTACCGATAACTTGACACTTGTCATTATTGCTTAAAACATTGTAACCAGAAACATTTGAGTTTGATACGTCAACAATTTTACCAGTAAAAGTAGTACTAGTTCCAGCATCAACTGGAGCAGTTTCTATTCTTACCATTGTTTGAGCATACCCAGAGGTTTCAGCGCCAGTAGTTGTGTTTACAACAAAGACCATTCCTTTAATTAAAAAGTCAACTGAAGCTCCTCCAGAGCTAACGCCACCAGTAGCTGTGTCAGCGTCAACTGAAAAACTATAAGAGCTTCCAGCTGATACGGCAGAACCACCGTTTACATCAGCAGCCAACAAGAAGTTTCTTGTTGTCATATTGATTTTTGATCTATTCTCTAGATAGCGGAAGACTGAGTCATCCGTTGGTGACTTTGCAACTTGAGAGAGGTATACAAAAAAAGGTGATTCTTCAGGAGCCAGTTCAGCAACTCGATCACTAAAATCATATAACCGTCTTCTATCAGGAGCTTGTCCCACACCAGCGCTGGTAGCAGCGGCGGTAATGTCACTAGAGAGTTTTATTCCTTTTGTAACAGACATTATTAATTTTCTCCGTTAATTATTTTAAAGTAATCTTCCAGCGTTGCCAGCTTTTAGGATTCTATCCCAAGACACATCTAACTCGCTTTTTACTTTCGGCTCTCCGCCTTGTAAAACACCAGCAGACTTTGGCATAGATTGAGTTTCAGCCACAGCTTGTATGTTTTCAGATGAAGGAGCATTGGTTCCTTTATTATAAAATTGTCTATAAACATCAATCAAGAAATCAACTGGTAGTTGTTCTCTTGGTGTCATAGCAAAGTCAATAAAACTATCAATCTCGGCTTCATCATTCATACCATACTTAGACTTTAACTCGCCCCTAAGATTTTGCATGGCAACTTGACTTTGGATTCCAGCCATCTGTTCACTAACAGCTTCTGAAACCAAAGCTTTTTCCTTCTCTACCCGTAACTTGTACGAAGGAGAGTCGGGTTTGTAATAGGCTTCCCATGGGTCAAATGAATTTTCATCTAGAGAACTTTCACTAGAATTTTGTTCATTGTTATTAGTAGGTTTACCTTCTAATTTACTCTGAATATCTTTTACGATATCAGGTCTAGATTCTAAAACAGATTGTAACTGCTTTAAAGGTTCTAGCTGTTGTACTTGAGATTGTAAAGCATCAAAATCAGATTTTTGCTTATCATACATAGACTGAAACTTTCTACTTTCGCTTTCCCAGTCAGTTGCATAATCAATCTGCTCTTCATTGCCTTCAGCAGTAATTTCACTAGGGAGAGGTGTTACACCTTCCTCTTGGGTATTTGATTCCTCAACTTGAGGGGCTTCACCACTTACCACTTCTACATCTGGCATAGCTATATCCAGACCTTTACGATCATCAGCTAATTTATCCTCGTAAGTTTTACCTACTTTTTTTTCTGTTGCTTGGTCTTCCATATTTCCTTTCCGAATCTCTTTACTCTTTTTAGACAATACCTAAACGATATTCTTTGGTAAAGCTTGACTCTTAATTATATTAACCTTCAACGCCCTGTTCGGCACCCTGTATGCCCTGTTCTTCCTTCTTACCGTACTTAGCCTGTAAATCAGCTTTATCAATTACATTTTCTAGCTTGTTGAGATTTTTTCTTTCTTTATCTTTTATTTCATTTATAACTGAATCTAATCCAGTTTTAAATTTCTGCGTAATAGTTTGCTTTCTTGCGTTTATCATTTCACGCTCAGAAGTTTGTAAATCACCACGCAGTTTTTTAACCTCTTGTTCAAGCTGTCCTATGTAAGATTGCATCTGACTCATAGTACCTTTCCGTTGAAGAACACCTTCTTTGTCGTAGATATCAGTTTTCTTTAACACCTCGACATCATCTACCAGACCCAACTTATAAGCATCTAAATACATATTGTACTCAGCCATCCTATTAGATGGTAGCGTTGAGCCTGATACTATCCGAATATCGTGCTGACCTAATGATATGTCATTTTCAATACTTAATAACTCATTCGTCTTATCATCATACATTTTGCTATTAATAGTGAACTCTGTCAAATCGTTATTTGGTTGCACAATTCTAAAAGTCTTTTTAAAACTATAGTGTCCTTTTGAAAAGTTGTATACTACTCTTCCAAGAACATCTAAGCTTCCCTCTATATCTCTAAGTTTAGACCTCCCTCTGGTCTCTCCCATTTCCTGCAATAGATACGTTCCTCTGGCAGTGTCAGCAGCACCGCTTTTAAATCCTTGCATTAGCTCTGATATACCAAAGTTTAAATCAATATACATTTCTACCCTACTGATCAAAGCATAAAACTCTGATGCTAGTGGCTGTGGAGCTGGGTAATGTGGCTCTCCAAACTCTGGATTGTATTCAATAACAGCGTTAGGATTTGCCCAATCTCTTTCTAGTTGCCCTATGTCATCAACACTTCCTTCTGGAACTAATAGCTTTAGACCAGCAGATGCTTGGGCATGGCTAAGAGTCAAAGAGAATAATTTATTTATTAATCTTTGCGAATCTTTAACCTTATTAACATCTGATTTAGGATAAGGAGTGTTTGTCCAAATGTTAGGGACTGGTACTATGGGATATGTGTCGGTATTTAGGATTTGCTCATAAAGGAGAACTTGACCGACTGTAGCAACGTGACGTATTCTAGTTTGCAATACCTCTACTGCTTCTACCAGTCCCGATTCTATCAAATGAGAGTTTTCAGATAGAATTTTTTCAAAAGCTTCTAACTCAACTATTTTTTCTTCTTGAGTTTCTTTATTAAATAATCTATAATACGGAACTTTTATTTTTTCAAATCTCTCAATAATTCTGTATTTTTCATACCCTTCTCTATCATAATCCTTTACTACGTCTGGGGTAAATGAGGATGATGAATTTTTCTTTCTAGAGGTTGGGTAATCTTCTTCGTCATCAGAGCTACTAATATTATCAATAATGTCTTCTAACTGTGGATAAAGACCAAGTATTTGGTCTCTAGTAAGTATTGTAGATAGTAACATATGAGCAGCATCCGCATAGTATCTATCCCTAGAAGCAGGATCGACGTACACACGGAATGGATTAATGCTTGTAATCTTAACATCGCCTCTCCCATAATCTGATTCTGGGTCTAAAAAAACATAGAAGTACCCTAACCCAGTAACTGCATAGTCGTGAACAACTTGTTTAAAATGAGTATTGCAGTCTGATATATCCCAGACATACTCTAATATTGTACGCCAAACACTTGATAATTTATAATCAGAGTCTTCTCTAGCGACTGCAGAGAACTTTGGATTTCTAGAAGTTAGTAAAGATTTTAATTTATCTACAGCAGCATATACTCTGTCTATAATAAAATCGCCTTGTCCAACAGACTGTAGAACAGCAGACTCTTCAGCAGAATAATGATTGCCTAAGGCAAAATCAATAGCATCTCTAGCCTCTGTTTCCCAGTTAGCGCGCGCGTCTCTATACCTTCTCCATAACTCTTTATTGCTGTTAGCTTCTTCGTGCTCAGCAAAGGTTTCTACGTAGTTAATAACGGTACTCCTTTAAGATATCTATATATATAATATAAGCGAAATATTGAATTTGTCAAGTGGTTCTAGACTCTTTGTCCAGTAATCCAGCTTCTGACTGTGCTTTTTTTGGTTTTTCTTTCTGATTTATCCATATTTACATTAAAATCAGTAGAAGAAAACTTAGAACTTAGCGGCGATCTTGCGTTTGTAACAGAATACCAAAGACCGTCAAGGAGGTCATCATTCTTTCCTTTTGGAAAATGAAACATTTCGTCAACAATTTCTTGGTGCATTGCTCTATGAAACAACTTACCTCTGTTCACAATAGGACACAATAAAGACTCAATCCTATCTTCTTTTTTAATACCAGTCGGAGGTCTTACTCCTCTAGCTATTCCAGGCGCCATCTTTCTATCAAAGCCAGTCATTTTATTCACAGAGTCTTTTATAATTCCTTGAGCCCCTACGTGCTCTACATTAACACGCCTAACTGGACTATACATTTTTGCATATTCAAAAATTTTTTGTGGCATTTCATACAGAGGCAGATGATCACGATAGTATTCTAAGATGTAATAGTTCTTGTCGCTGTCAACAGCTGTAACCATAATCACTTGATAGTCATTGTTAGCATTTGCCTCATACGCTAAGTCAACACCCATGTAAACATTAACAGGTATGACTGTATCTTTACTTTTTAAATACGCTTGATTACTATTAGATACAAACTCGTAGTCATGCTTTTGCAGTTTATCAATCTTAAACTTAGCCGTTGCTAGATCTCTAGCATCATTCATATACTCTTGTGCAAACTTATGTAACTGCCCTACATTCTCATAGTCTTTACGTATTTGATTTATCTTACCTTTTGTAAAGTAAGAACCCCACAAAGGTTTACCATCTTCTAAAGCTCTATGAAATATAACATCCCACGTATAATCTTCTCCCTTATCTTGGGCTTCAAGGTAGCCATCGTATATAGCCTGTAATGCTGAATCGTAATGTACGATAGTGCCAATCAACCAAATGGAACCCTCGTTGCCCTTTGATTCTTCG